TTTATTCTAATCTTCCCACCACCATCTTCCAAGGTCTACTCTATCATCTTCATGGTATAAGAAAAATGAAAACTTTTTATTGTGTAGTATTCTTTTGGCTAATTTTACTACTCTTATACTCTTAGATTTTTTAATGTAGATGACACAATAATCACCTTCTTGGACATCTTCTCTTTCAAATTCTCCATAGTCATTGATTCGGACTCCCCATGTGTTATTATGTTTGTATAAAGAACCTCCTGCAAATTTTACAGGGTTATAGCAATACTTAGATGCAAAATTAGTAGTCAAACTAAATCCATCATATATTTCTCCATCACTCATTTTACTAATATCTACTTCGTATAAAGTTGAATCTTTTATCTTACTTAGTTTGGTTCTTTTTTCATTATCGAGTTTATTAGTATCAATTATCTCATAGTAGTTAGTTTCAATTGGCTCACTACCTACATAAGTAGAAGTTTCATCAAGTAAATATTCAACTATATCTACAACATAATCTCCAACTCCTTCTTCGGTCAAAACTTCATACCATTCACTTTCTATTTCTGTTCTTTGTTTGCGTAATGCACTCGCAAGAGTTTCTTTAGCAAAATAATGTCTTGGCCCTTCTCCACCGCAGTTAGCATCTACATGATGTCTAAAATGGTGTGCCGTCTCATCGCCTTTTACAACAATCATCTTACTATTACATTCGGGGCAGAAATAGTCTTCTTCTCTATTGGCATTGTCAATCCAAACAAATCTACCTTCGCTATCCAAGGCGAAAGGCCAAGAGACTTCGCTTAGGGTCATACTTCTAACTCCTTAATATTCTCTATTGCTTTGTCAAAAGAAGCCAATAAATCACTATCTGCAAAATGAATAGAGGCTAACACAGTGAACAATAAATCGTATTTAGGGTCGAATACCCACTTATTCTCAACAGCTTTATATTCAGAAAACTTTGGGTCTAATAGTTTATGCACTTCTTCTCCTAAAAGGCTCTCCCAATTAGGTTTGGGGGATTGAGTTAATTCATGCATTAATGCTAAAAACTTGTAAATACTCATACTTCCAACTCCTTCGCCTTGAATGCGGCTAATCTAATTGCCTCTCTAGCACTTGCTGTAATGCTAGCGGCTAAATCTACATCAGCCCAACCAAACCCTTGGTAGGCCAGTACACCATAGAAAGAAGCCATCAATCTTTTGACAGCCATTTGATTGTTATGCCACTTAACATATTCATCACCTTCGGAGTTCTTCATTCTTTTCTTGTAATCGTTTCTTAACTCTTTCAATTCAAGAACTGCTTTAGGCAACAAACCTAACTCATCAGTCTTGTAATAATACATTCTGTCGCCCTCCGGTTCGCTGAAATCTCTCGGTGTTAAGATATTAACTCCAAACTCAGTTGGAGTTTCACTCTTAGTTTCCCAAGATATATTTCTAGCAACCATCATCGAAGGATATAGACCGGCAAAGTCAAACGCCGCCACATTAAGATGTAGTCCGTTAGTATCTTCGCTAAGTGGGTCATAAATCATTGCCCCTTCGTATTCTTTTCTATCAGCACTTTTGATACCTGTTGGTGCTTTCCACCAAGCGTTTCTCATAAAGTAGACTGAACCCATATGCGAAGCATAGAAGCAACCTTTGAATGGTGCTTTTAGTAGTCGTTGTAAAGATAGTATTGCTTCACTACAATAGTTCTTCTCGTCTATCTTAACTAATAACTCTACATCTACAATAGCATAATTTAGATATGCTTCTGTATCTTCTAGCCATGCTCTACGATAGAATTCATTAGGGTCTTCAAACTTAGTGTCCATTACTTTACCTTCATCAAACAATAACTTAGAAACATAATCAAGACTTAATGATGGTAATGTTCCTCTTTGTGAATCATTCCATTGTCTTTCAAATGATAAGTCTAAGTTGAGTGTTAATCTACCACCAATAGGTTGTTCAATTGGTGAATAACCATCTTGTCTTTTGAAACTACAACTATCCTTAAGTTGCTTGACTCCATCTATTTTATGATAAGGAGACATAACTAAAGGGTTCAATCCTAAAGCACATGCTCTATCTAATAACTTAGGTAAGTCGAACTTAAGACCAAACCATGCAATTAACATATCGGGGTCTTTAGCAATCATAGTTCCCATGAAGTTTTCAATCATATCTTTTTCGTTACCAAAGACACGCTCTTTGTCATGAAAGTAGACACCACCTGTGTTTATATCATTAGGAAACCATGCCCACTGATAGTATTCTTTATCATAATTATCATACATTACAATAGTAGTAATGCAATTATCATGTTCACCACCTTGTTGCCATTCCATATCCCAATACCATTTACGCATATTGTATTCGGGCATTTCATCTATCTCATCAACAGCATATCTAAATGTATAAGGCACATCAGCCTCATATGTTTTACTAAAATGCTGTCTTGCTTTGTATATATCAAATGACTTTTGAACATATACCCGCTTTAACTTATAGCCTTCTAAACTAACCCAGTCTCCTTCTTCATACTCGAACTCTCCTCTAGCATACTTACTAACAGGATAGTGGGGTATTTCGGGTTCTTCTACTGAAACATAGAAGTACGGTCTAAACTCTACTTCTTCGCTTTTCTTTACTCCGTTTTCTCTCCAAGATTTATATATTACATTTCCATTTTTATTACTTATTATCATTTATATTCCTCAGTTTGCTAAGTGTGGTGCTTTAATTACTAATTTGTTTTCCGACATTAATAACATCGGGAAATCATCTTTCACATAGAAGTTAATCATTTCATTGTCAAACAATACATGAATAGGGCTAGAGAAATCTAGCGTTGCTGATTCTCCAATGTTGCCTTCTAACTCAATAGAAGTCTCAAACTTGTTTGTGTTGTTAGTAGAACTAGACATAGATAACTTATTCTTGTCATGTTCATAGTTGAGATGATAAACACCACTACCTATTAACTCACAAAGTTTCATAGTCTCACTAAATGTATTAGAGTCTAATTGAAATGCACCTTCAAACTTTGACTTGTTGAACTCCGGCAAGGTTTCTAGTGCTTCTTCAAAGTGAGTATCTATAACATATTGACCCATACGATTGATAGCATCCATGTTAGGATGATTAACAACAAGGGGTTGTGAGACTTTACTATTACCGCAAGTCATGGTGACTATATCTCCACTATCTACTTTAACATCACCTGTGAAGTTCTTTAGGTACTTAGTTAGAGTTTTAGTTTCTGCAACAAACACTCCATCTTCTTCACCTTCAACAGTTAAATTAACCTTAACTATTAGTGAATTGATAGAATCTGTATTCCATAAACTCAATGTATTCTCATGTAGTCTAGCGTAGAAGTAGTCTACTAAACTACCACTAGTAACACTAGCACCCATTACATACTTTCCTTTCAATTGTATATCTGTCAATCCTTTAACTAATTCTTTTGCATCTACTGTAAATTTCATATTGTTCCCTCTCTTAATTCTTTGACTCCATTCCATGTAATGTTAGGAGGAGTTCCTTGTCTTACTGTCCACTTGGAACCAACAAGTTTACCATTAGTTCTACTGCCTATTAACTCAGCAAAGAAGTGTAACTCTCCTTTAATCATTTTCTTAGAGCAGTAAATTTCTTGTTCGAGTTTACCTCCCCATTCTTTCCACATTGGTTGCATACCAATAGGAACATTATCCATGTACTTTTCAGTTTCGTGAGTAATAAATACTACATCACATTCTAAGTTATAGATAGTGTCTAATAAATAGTAGAACGCTTTGTTTCTATTACCATATTGGAATGGCATAATCTTTGTTACGACTCTAGGGTTAGGATTGACTTTCAACATACAAGCATCTAACCAAGTATCTACACCGTCAATAACAAAGATAGGCTTCTCGCCTTTTGTTATTGATTCTTTGGCGTGGTCTACAAATTCTAATGACCTAGACTCGCTATCATTAATATCAATAATGTTATCTTTGTTCATTACAATAGGGCAGAATACTTCTATTCTTTCAGTAGCGTCGTGGTGTTGATACCATGTTGATTCTACTCCTCTATCCCAATCAAGAACGAATATCTTTCTTTCGGGGAAGTCTAACGCTAAGCCAGTCTTACCCGTCTTTGGTTCACCCCAAATTCCTAATACCATTCTTGGTTGTCTATTCTCTCTTTTCTGTTTTAACAGTTCTCTAAAATTTATTTTTTCTTTTCTAAAAGTCATATAATTCACCTATTTCTTCTTTATTTATTTTTATTTCTTTTCCTTTAATCTTAGCCCAAGCATTGATTATGTCACATAATTGGCTTCTATTGTCACAAATATATCTTGTGTCTTTTTCACCAACATGCAACTTAACCCAATAACTTTCCTCTAATTTCATATTTTTATTCCATGTTAAGAAATCAACTTCACTTAAATCAATAATGAAACTACCATTCTTTAACAGGAATCTATTTTCTATTATTCCTTTTCTTATCATTTTTAATCCCCATAAGGACAGGCTTCGCACCTAGTCGAGTATCAATTTGCTTCCACAAGTTCACACTTACACTTGTTTATGAAGAGGGGAACAACAAACCCCCCTTTGGAATCAATCAAAACCAATCTAAGTCTTCATCCTCTACTGACTCTTCTGCGGCGGCAGGATTACCAACTGATTGTTCAACTAACAACCCACTGGTGTTAATTGTAATTGGTTCTGCTTCGCCGTCAACGATTCTTTGTGATGTTCTACCAACAACAATAACCTTTGAACCTATGCCGAAGTTAACATCAATGTGTTCGGGAATCCAACAAGTTGTTGCTAGATTACCTGCATCATCTTCACTTAGTTCCATATCAGCCTCTTTGTCGGTAATGAACAAAATTCTGTTACCGTTAGCCGTTGGTGTCATTCTTTGATTAACTACGGTTCCTTCTACAATGGCATACCTATCTTTGGTAACTTCCATCTGCAATGTTTGATGTAGTCTATCTAAATCAACTAGAGATGTTCCGTGTTTGGTATAGTTCTCAAACAAACAAGATGCAAAGTCAAAAGAACTCATATCTCGATAATCACTATTATCAGGATTTACATCTTCATTTCTAATCAAACTATCTTTAGTTGCCATAGTCATACCATAGAGGTTGGTACCATCATCACTAGGAATAGTTTTGAAGTGTACCCAATCGAAGGTAGCGGGAGCAAAGTCTACTCCGCCTTGATTCTTGTAGGAGAAATAATAAGATTTCATTTCTCCACCATCTACGCTTCCATAGAAAATACCGCTTCTTCTAAACTCATTAACTGGTAATGGTTTACCATATCTTTTATTTTCAGCACCACTAGCATAGTTAGGCATAGGGTCTATTGGGATAATAATACTACCATCTTCCAATTCTTCTGCACCTGCGTTAAGAGTCTTGACCATCTTTTCAGCGTAGTCACCTTTGTAGTATCTAGCCATAGTATAAGTCTCATCGCCATTATCTGTAACAACTGCTACAAGACCATCGCTCAATGCTTTATCACTATCACGAAGATATTCTTCTTTTGCTTTGTTTCTGTTCCAACTCATCATATCTCTAGGAGATTCTAAGGACACGAAGAAACCAAATGCACTTTTAACTAAAGAGTTTGAACCGCTATTAGTTTTAGTGGTTGCTCTCTTCATGTTTCCTCTCACATAGTTTCTAAGTAGAGAAACGCCAATATCGCTATTGACATCTACTCCGTTTTCCTTACAAATGTCTACATATTTATCTACCAAATCTTCGGTAGTCGTAGCCAAATGCTTTGCTCCTATTTCTATTTCTTTCATTATTTTTTCGTCTATATTCATTTTTTTCACTCCTGTTTAAAGTTGTCCTACCATCCATGATATTATCACTTTAGGGGTCATGGTAGTAGAACGGTGTTCTGTTTCCCCTATTATCCTAAGAAGTTTGAACTTCTCTTTGGACTCTAATCCTTCTGCCTCTAAGACAGAATTGTGTAATGCTAAACATATTTCTTTCACGCTTCTTCCTCCGTACAATATGTCATGTAATTTATTCAATGTTTCATTTGGTTTATTATTAAGTATTAAATTTAGTATTGCATCGAACTCTTTTAATGAATCCTGTACTTGTTTTCTTAGCGTGAAGTTTGAGGCTTTAGCCGCTTGAATTTCGGTAATCGCCCTGCGTAAATCACCATCTAAATCATATATAAAGCGAGCCAAATCTTCATCTGCGAAGCCTACGACCTGTTCTTTATCAAGAATGTTTTTGATAACTTCAAGAACTATCTCGTTCTTCAGTGGGTTGAATCTGTAGTTAGCACATCTGCTTTGAAGAGGGAAGATAATCCTAGACTTATCATTACAAGTAATGATGAATCTAATATTACTGGCGTATCTTTCCATAATTCTTTTCAAGGCATTTTGAGCATCACTAGTCATACCATCCATTTCGTCTAATAACATTATTCTAAATGGGGCATCACCCAATGTTCCGCTTTGTGCTACTTGTTTTATTGTAGTTCTAACAGTCTCTAATCTTCTATCATCACTAGCATTTACTTCAAAGAAGTTATCTTTGAAAGTCTCTCCTAGTAAAGACTTAGCAAGTGCTATTGCCGCACCTGTCTTACCTGTTCCGGCAACACCGTAGGCAAGAACATTGGGCATATTCTTTTCTAATACCCATTGTTCCGCATCTAATACAAAATGCTCCTGTCCTGCAATATCACTTAATTTACTTGGTCTGTATTTTTCTGTCCATAACATTATATCCTCTCCAACTTAGATTCTATTGCTTCTATCTTATTTGTAACATCGAATACTGCTTGAGATAATTCCATATCTATGTGATGTGGTTTGTAAATATCAACCCAATCTACGATATTATCATAAATCATTTCCATATCTTCTAGTGCCTCTAGTAATTCTTTGTAGGCTGTTAAATTGTTTTCTATTTCTTTTATTCTTTCCGATGCTTTCATCATCTATTCCTCCATATTGTTTGTTTTGTTTTATTACAAAATTTTACTTTCTTATAATGTATTCTAAGAATCATCTGTAGTTGATTTGTTGTTGGCATTCCCTTGGTTGAAGGTCGGCCTTTGTTGGTTTTGTACGAATACAATTTATCTTTTATCTCTCCGGTCGTTAGTGGTTCTTTTTGTAGTAACTTTGTTATTCTGCTCTTTAGTAAACTATTCTTTGGCATTTTGCCGCCTCCATGTTCTAAGTAACATACCGAATTGTGTAGTAGTCATTTCATATCTAACACGCTTAAAGGATAAATCCCCTAAGTTGGCATAGCCATACACTATGTCAAATATTTCTTTATTCGTTAAGTTCGGCTCTATTTCGATTACCTGTTCTATTTTCTTTTTTATCCATCGTTTGTTCGACATTATTATTATCTCCATTTTTATTTTTCCATATTATACAACTTGTTTCTTTATCATATCCAACCTCATCAAAATAACTACTCAATATGTTAGTTAATTGTCTAAAGGTTAAATCAGTTCTTTGAGAGGATTGTTGTAACATCCTATCATAAATTTCGTTAGTAGTTAGTTCGTTGTCTGCTACTATTTTTATTAGTTTATTGATTGCTCTTTTTTTACCTGCACGAATCTTCATCAAAAATCACCCAATGTTGTTTGCTTAACTTGGGAAACGGGTTTCGCTTTACGAACCCTCTTCTCTCCCAAACCTAAAAGGCGGCACTCTCCATTATTTAGTTTGCTTTTAGCATACTTAAGGAAGCCCTCGTCTTTGATTAACTGCCTAAAGATTCTTTTGTCAGCATTCTTAATCTTGAGTCTTCTTAGCAAAGAAGGAATCTTAGAATATTGTTTTCTTATTGGCATATTTAATCTACCATAGAATCTACCATCGTACACATAAGCCAACATTTCATAAAAGTAGTCTTGTGACCACCTTCTTCTAACTCTACCATCAATAAATAATAACTTATTGGGGTTTGAGTTTACACATAACCAATTTAGTATTTGGGTATCGGATGGTTTATTCACCTTCAACACTTCACATACCTTATCTCTATCGCTCTCTTTCAAGAAATAATTTACTAAACTAAAGGTGTCCATGTGTAATGAGAATGGTTCTTCACTTCTAGGTGCAAGTTCTTGGATTGACTCCAACAAATGCTTCTTACTACCTGCTCTCTTAATCTTACAAAGACCCTTCACTTCCTTTGGAATATCTTTCTCATTGATAGAGGTCATAACTAACTTACCTCTATACCGTCTAATTATATTCAATAAGTTATCTTTCTGTGCATTGTAATGTATATCTTCTATAATAAGTCCATTTTGAACATTAAGTGAATTTGCGTCTATTTCAAGTTCATTCGCAAATAACACTATGGCTTCAGGTAGTAACTCTTTTGCTTTAGTTGTCTTACCTGTTCCTGTCTTTCCTGTAATTATTATTGGTCTATCTCTATTCATATTTGTTAATCCCATTATATTAACTCCTTAATTTTGAAAAGTTCTTCAAGCCCTTCTAGTCTTAGATGTCTTGATTCGGCAACTATTCTAACCGCTTTTTTAAAATCTCTTAGTCCATCATTAGCATCCGGTAAGTCAACTAATAAATGATGAACCACTAATGCTATATTCTTTATTCCCGATATAACTAATATTGGTGTCGGCCTACTCTTATTTTGCTGTGGGCTAAACTTAGATTGTATTCCAAACTGCAATAGGCTCCTTTCTACCCCTTGGAGAAATGAAGCACTACCTCTAATGTTTAGAGTTAATTTAGTACGGTAGCCTATCAATAGGTCTTCGTTCTTTGTTATACTTATGTGACCTTTTGCTTTGGCTAGAAATATTCCTGTAAGAATATCTTTACTATACATTAGATTCAACCTCATAGAACCCAATAAACTCCGACTTGACTTTCATATACTCCAATCCTTCTAGTAGAAGACCTGTTAGAAAGTCTACACTTTCTGTTAGTGAACCACCCAACACTATATTCAAATTAGTATTGGGGTTTCTATTGAACATCATGGCTCTTTCTTTATCTTCTTCTACTTCTACAATGGTCATGTATTTCTCAAAGTCTTCGGGTAAATCTACACCATTTACTTTACAAGCAACATAAACCCCTTTAGTTAAAACGAATAAGTCTTCATTACTTATTTCATCATAAACAGCAAAAGAAAAGATAGAGGCTTTACCAAATCTTTCTATGACTCTTTCTACTTCCGGCGGATTCATACTAATGCCTCTACATCTTCTATTGTATTTATATCAGCAACAAACTTATCATGTCGTATTCTTTTACATCTTGGGAATCTTAAACCGTAATTGTTTTTAGCATCTTGAGTAACTAAGTCTGCTGATACTTCTAAAACAACTCTCGGTAATAAATTGTATGTACCATTATTGAAAGTTTCTACATTCTTTCTAAGTTCATTAGTTAACCAAACTAAATCAGTTTCACTGAACCCTGTCCCAATAGAACCTACTGACTTGAAACCTCTATTACTCTTTACTGATATGCCAAAAGTGCCGAATACATTGGCTCTTGAACCTTCACCATATTTAGCAGTAGTAATAACCACATCTAATTCAATGCGAGGAGGCTTGTATTTAGCCCACCCTGCGCTTCTTTTACCTGCTTCATAGGGTAAGGTAGTATCTTTGACAATGATACCCTCAAAACCATCGTTAATCGCTCTATTGTAAAATGCTAGAACATCTCCTCCTTTTTCCATTCTATGTGCTTGGTC